ACAACTGTCGTTCCTTGCACCCCTCTGAGTCGTGTAAATGACCCTAAAGAGAACGTGACATCACCCACCGCGCCCGAAGCCGCTAGCCCAGAAGCTGGTACGTTCGCCTCACCTATGACTTCAACGTCGTTGGTGTTTACGGTTGCTTCCACCCCATCTGGGAATATATTTGCTTCGGCTACTACCGAAACTGTACCCAGTCCTCCGGTCGCACTTAGCCCCGAAGCTGGTATGTTTGCGTCGGCTGATACTTCAATATCACCGAGTTCTGTGGTTCCAGACAGCCCTGTAACGGCTGTGTTTGCATCTGCTGTAACTGTAACGGTGCCAATTGCACCAATCGCCTCCAGTCCAGATGCGGGTACGTTCGCTGTACCTGTAACAGTTACACTACCAAGTCCACTTGTCGCGGCAACTCCGGTAACTGGGGCGTTTGCGTCTGCTGTAACAGCGACTTCGCCCAATGCGGTGGTTCCCACCAACCCGCTAACAGATACATTTGCATCTGCTTTAACTGTAACTGTGCCAACACTTCCTGTTGCTTCTATACCCGATGGGTATACGTTGGCTTCCGCGACAACACTTACTGTGCCTATGGCACCCGTAGCGGATAATCCCGCTACTTCAACGGGAATGGGTGTACCCCAAGCTCCTTCAGACCAACTGCCTCGGCCCCATCCCGCGATTAAAGTCATAACGGAACTCCGTTATGCGATACGAATAATAGCGTTTGAGGCGTCTGCTGTTGGGAACTGGACAGTAAAATCGCCTGCTGTAGACGTTTTATCTGCACCAAAATCCAATACTGCTACAGCGGGATCAGTCACACCGTCGGCTTTATAGATCAGCGCTCCCCGTGCAGTAATCGTCGCAGAGGTCCAAGTCACGTCGTCAAAATCAAGATACGCGGTGGTACTTGAAGTTGTTGGGTTGGTTGCGATAGTGAGAGTTTCTCCCCCCGCCACATATCCTGAACCTGATACTTCGTTACTTGTTGAATACGCAGTAGTTGTTGCATCTAAAGTTGCGCTAGACGTAAACAATGCGATCTTAAATACCTGTGTTGTATCGCTACTAAAGTCCATCTCACCATCGAGAACGGCTTGCTTGAACGATGTGCACATAGCCTGTGTAATTGCCACAATAATCTCCTTAACTTACCGGAATCCGAACTTGACCAGAACGGTACGCGTCTTCGCGAAGTTTACCATCTCCAAGAGTTTTAAGTAGTCCAATTGCTTGGACATACAGTTTCTCGTAGTTCGCGATAATATCTGGCTCTCCTTTCATAAATCGTATTGCTTCAATCAATGCGCCATTGAGGAGTGCCGAATCAAAGTCGTCGCCCAGCCATGTTGTACCTGCTGTCACGATGGATTCTGGGTAGTAACCGTAATGAATCTCTACTGTGTACCCGCTGTCAGGGGTTGGACCAACAATAAATGAATCGTCGTCATAATAGGCGTAGTGCTTTGGTAGTCCGGTCGCAGTTATCGTGGGGTACGCTTCACGAATAAAGTTAACATCTTTGTTAATCAAAAAGTGGTACGTCCCGTCACCATCGACAACCGCTAAGCTGTAATTCCATAAAAAATCAGAAGGCACAGATAAAAATCTGTTATTTATTGTTAGGTTACCTGTTTGGTTTTTACGTAAGGCGGGAATCTGAACTGAGTTATAAATCTTCTGCTCGGCCTGTTGTACAAACATAGCAAGCTGGTCATCTGTAAATGAGTTTTCACAAATGTCTTCGATGTTATCTTTCAGTTCGGTATAGTTCATTACGCCATCGGTCCACGAGCCATAGTGCCCTTAGTCGCCGCACCGGTTCCACGTACCTTCACACCCGTAGTCTTTACATCGGACATATCAGGCTTTGAGTCATGCTTGTAGGGCTGTACACCCTTGCAAACTCTTACCTTCGGCTCTTTCATATCAAAAACGTTCATAACTTACTCCGTTGTTACAGTTACTTGCCCTACAAACCCAGTTCCAACTGCTTGAAACGCGGGAATAACTTGTGCCCTGCTTTGCCCATACCCCGCAAAATCGGGACGGGGGTCTCTAATCGCCTGTGGATCATTCACAGGGTACATGCCTAACTTAAGCTGAGGATGGTCAGGACTCCAACACTCAGGGCACGCTTTTAAGTTCGTATCGCGACCTTTGATAATCAGGTTGCGTAGTTGTCTCAGTTTATAGCGAAATCCACAAATATCACACTCCGCTATCGCTCTTTTGCCGGAAGCAAAACGATCACTCATTTTACAACCTCGCGATCATCGGCACATATCGTGATGATGTTTTTTCGCGGTCTTCCGCCGCGGCCAATGAAAATTGCTCTTCGTAAATCTGTTTCAGCATCGGCACGCGCTCCATTAACTCTGGAGTTTTAACTGCGATGTGGTACGCCAATCCTGCAACCAAGCAGGGCAAAAAGCGGAAGTTCATGTCCGCGGTTTCAACTCCGTTACCTGCGTCTTCGATGCGGCGGAGTCTCCAATATTTGAATATGTAAAAATTGTCGCGGTCTGGTGTAGGCCACACATTAATTCTTGGGTTATCACGGAGACGCTCGATCCAAACTTGAATAGGTCTACCACGTGTTAACTTGTTAGGGATACTCGCGTAAGTACTCACACTAATACGACTTATAGTGAGGTCGGATTGTGTGTTCGTCTGCCCCGCACCGGTACGTACCACGTGTTCTAGCAAATCGATTGTATCGGCGGGTAAATCGTATTGTGCGGTACCGTCAGTTAAAGCAATCTGGCCTTCATCGATTGTCCACAGGTTAATCCCGCGGTTCTGCCACTCGATAGTCATCAGATTCATAGAACGACGCGCAGTACGTAAGTCGTACCCAGAACGCATTTCCCGGCCTGCACGCTCCCACGCTTCTTCAGCGATCTCCGTGAAGTCCATGTCAAATGCTGTAGTACCTGATGTCGCCATCACTTCTTCCTTCTAGCTGGAGCCACTCGGCGTGGTTTTCCTGCTGGTTGTCCCAGACTTTTCTTCTGGGCTACGCGTTTCTTCTTCTCCGCGGATGTCATTTCCGACGAAGTTTTCGGAGTTTTACTCGACACGCGTTTTGTAGGGCGGCAATATGGCGTGCCTCTTTTTTCGCCTTCCTTTCGACCGCATGACTTACCCGTCCGAACGTCTTTCCAATCTTCCTTGAACCAACGCTTTAAGGCCGCGCCTTTCTCACTTTTTCTTACTGCCACTCTTGTTACCCCAGTTTTTCGCTCCCACCTTTCGGCATTTCGCTATAGCGCCAGAGGCATAGGCGGACGGGAACACTTTATAGCGAGACTTTACCTTGCTATAACACGCGTCCTTAACCGAACCGCCTTTTTTGTAATACGCTCTCATTACCGCATCTTACAAGGGCGTACACCCTTCTTTGCCATACCTGCACCGCGGACCTTACCGCCAGACGCCATTTTCTTAGTATTCTTATGCATCTTGTCTTCATGCTTCTTGACAGCTTTCTTGGCTTCTTTCTTAGCTTCAGAAACCTTGCCGCCTTTCTTCATCTTGCCTTTATCGTCAGCGGCGTAGAAAGGAACTTTTTTACCGTCCTTCTCGACCATTTCAAGCTTACCGCCTGCGGCATAGTTGCCATCACTACCACTCATCCTTTGACGAATCACGGAACGTTCGGTCTCAGAAGGAGTTCTTTTATTAGACTTATTTTTAGGCTGTTCAGCGGTGTCCATCATCGCTGAGTTACCATCACGACCACTCATCCTTTGACGGATCACAGAACGTTCGGTCTCAGAAGGAGTTCTTTTATTAGACTTCCTTTTCTTGGGCATTGGTGGCTTCATTGTTTGGTTCATCTGATTGCTCCTATTAATAGCCATTAGCAGTTCCACTTACGCAGGCTCTTGTTAATGCGGCTATTTGGATCATTCGCCGCCTTTGAGCCTGTGTTCTTTTTCTTCATACCTTCCATACGGGCACAAAATGACTTACGACGTTTCGCGGCCTTGGAACCTTTTTTAAGTTTGCTGGGCTTCGTAGTCACGGCTGTTTTGAGTTTGCTACCGGGGTTTTCCTTACGGTAACTCTCAACGCCCTTCTTGTTCAGCCCACCAGACTCACTCTTACCTTCTTTACGTTGCCAAGCAGGGCTTTTCTTCACCCCACCGCCGCTTTTGTAGTAAGCCCGCATCGTATTACCCGTAGAAAACAGTTAGTGACGTGATGTTAGTCAGGTCGGCGTACACATCCGTCTCAAACAAAACACCGTCTTCAGGCACGAGGCTGTGGTAGAAATCAGTAGTTGCGGGGGTTGCGAGGTCAATTTTAGTTGTTCCGCCTGACCCCCCGTCTTTCAGTACTACACTACCCGCAGAGCCATTAGTTACAAAAGCGACCGCACGAACTCGCGCTCTCGCGCCATACGCTGTACCATCTTCGGTAACCGTGACGCTCTTTACATCAGTGTTAATCGCCATGACGATACCGCCTTATGAAACGACAAGGTTGTTGTTCTGAATGTAAAGTACTGTAACTGTTGCCGCGCCTTGGTCACCGTCTTCGTCTGTCGCAGTAAAATCTGCTAAAACAGTCAGGTCTGATGTACCAACATCTGTAGCTTCAGTGTCTAAAGTACCACGAGTTGTGCCAGTGCTTTGTGTGCTTGTCGCAGGGATAAACGCATCAGCATCATCCGCGGTACCAACAGATACAGTTGCCGCAGTGCTGTCGTTGCTTTCAGTAGTTACGTTCAAAATAACGTCAACGATCTGAGAGTTCGCTGGGATTACAGCAACTTCTTGGTTGAGTGATTCTGCGCCAATGATGTCAATAACAGCAGATTGTGCCATTACAACAAAACCAACATTTGATGAAGCGCCTTCGCGGATAGTACCGGCCTTAATAGGACCAGAAAAAGTCGTCGTAGCCATGTGAATCTCCTGTCTTGGCTAGTGTCCACCGCACAATACGGTAGTCAGGTAGTAACTTAATACTATATAAAAAGAAAAGGGGGCGCAAGGCCCCCTTCGTGTAGCTTAAAAGCTACTTATGCACCCGGTGAACCGAAGATTCCAAGTGGGTCAGAGACACCAAATGAATAACGCTCACGAGCCTTGTAGCGGCTGTTGCCTGTGTCAAAATCGGCGTCCATTGACGTCTGCATTGGCGAACGGACAAAGTGCTTAAGACCGTTAGGTACGTCAGTCAGCAAGAACCAAGCGTTAGTATCAGTCAGATAATGGTTGACTGAGTAACCTTCTGGGATCGAGCCGTTGTTGCGGAGGGCGTTCAGATCGTTGTCTGCTGTGCCCACACGCCCTTCAGTTTCCAACAAACGAGTTGCAACGAATTGCAATGCTGGTGGAATGATAAGCTTACGTGGCTTAGCGGCGATCAACAAACCGCGCTCGTCTGTCCACTGGCTGATCTGAATAACAGCGGCTTCCAAAGAAGTTTCGTTAAGGTCAGCGGCAACCGTTGGACGGTTAGAGTTAGTACCACCAGATACGAGCGGATGCGCTGTAGAACACAGAGTCTGTCCGTCACCGTAAGTAGTACCAGCGGCAAAGGCGTTGTTCAAAATTGAAGCGGCCTTAACCTGCTTAGTGTACGCCATCGCACGAGCCAGTGCCTTCGTATAACGAGATGACAAAGAGTCATACAAGTTATCTTCAATAGCTTCTTCAGTGATAGAGAAGCCCATTGCAACTGTTTCGTGAGTGTAGCGTGCAGTCCATGCTTCCTGCGCGTTGTCGTATTCGATGGCAGAACCTTCGTTTTTAACAGGCGCGGCTGAGAAACCAGACAGCTTTGTTTCTTCTTCAAAAGAACGGTCAGAAGATTCTTGTTCAAAAATCTCTTTGTGCTCTTCACCATATTTTGCGTACTCCATTCCGAACAGAGCGTTCAGTCCGGGGAGGAGTTCTTTTAGTAGCTGGGCGCGTGAAATTGCCATGTTACATCACTCCTTATACGCCAAGTGGGTTCATGTACTGATGACCACCAGCGAACGTAATTGTGTTCGGAGTGCCTTCAGCCAATGTAAAGTAAGGTGCGTTCCACTTAACGATTACTTCGGTGAAATCACCAGAATCGTCAACAGTTTCAGGCACCACGTCGATAATACGTACAGGTAAGCTAGCAGTAGTAGCCGCGGAAGAACCGTCAACTGCAACAGCAGAATTACCAGTGTCTGCATCACCAGCGTTTTGTACCAGTGCAACGTTGTTACCAACAATAGTGCGGCCATAGCCAGCAATCACAGTCGTGCCAGAAACAAGGGCTACCTTGAACAGCGCGTCAGGATCGTCAACTACATAGGCAACAATGTCAGATGCAACAGTGTTCGCTGGGTAGTACTGTGAAAACAGCTTGTACTTCAAAACAGGGTCAGTGTAAGACACGCCCATAAATACGCCAACTGGGGTAGCAGTCGTAGTGCCAGTCTCCTTGACCAGAACTCCATCGCTAGACAGCTTTACAACATCGCCATTAAAAATCGAAGTTGCATAACCAGAAGCAATAGGAATCTGACGAGTAGAACCAGCATATACCTGACCGCCAATCAAGTTGACAGGCTTTAGCCCATAAGGGGCTGAAACAGTCGGATAAGCCATGATGGTCTCCTAATTAAGTTCCGTTACCAAAAGACACCTTCGTTTTGCGCTCATTAAATAGCGGCATACGAGGGTCATTCTCTCTCATAAGATTGTTGTCCACTGATTGAATCTGCGCGTCACTCTGCTGAGAGTAATAATCATTGCGCTCTTCAACCAACTCAACTGGGGCTTTACAAAGCATCAACCCACCGATCACAACGTTATCTTTAAAGCGCTCGTTTTCTACGGTCACCATTGTGATTTCTGGGTGGTCGCTTGCCTTTACAGGTTCCCAACCTTCTCTGAGTTTTGAGGATACGTTTGTGGCGTCATTCTGCCCTTGCGTGCTTACGCGTACCCAGTGAAATTCATAACCAGCCTCGGGAGTCGGTGTCGGTAACACCTCTGGACGCATCCAAGACTTCTTACGGGTCGTTTTTTCACGTGTGGTCTGCTCACGATTAATGCGATTTTCAGCCATTGTTCTTCCTCATTTCTTCTGCAACCTTTTTGGCGTATAGCTCCAGTGGCACTCCAAGACGTTTTGCAATAGCCACTTGTGTTTGCGTTAATTTCACCTTCTTAGGTGACGTGCTCCGCGTAGCGGGGGCAACCACACTTGACTTGCGTTTTGGCTTTTCAACCTCTGGCTCTGGGTCAGCATCCTCGAAGTTATCGGGGAATACTTGACGCATACGAGAATCAATCGTCTCGTAGTACTCAGTAGTCTGCGGATCGACACCTTGTTTGACTAGCTTGTTATGCAACCCCAGCGCATAGCTCGTCA